AGGCATACGCCAATGGGCTGTTGATCGACTCGAAGAAATACGCGAACTCATTCGCCCGCTCCGCCAACACAGTCCCCGAGCCGTCGGCCAGATATCGGCGGATGTTGGCAAGGCCGGTGCAGCAGAATGGAACGAACACATCACCCTCCACGCCCGGCGAGCACGATTGCCAGCCGGGCAGCGTCCGAATTAGGGGGCCTGATTCTCTTCCAGCTCGATGAACGCGAACGGGCCTTGTGCCCCAGTCGAACTGGAGACCGCCATCGCAATCGAGAGCACATCATCCGCCGCGAATGTCGTGGTCGAGAGCGTGCCCGCTTGGACTGCACGATCTGCCGTTGCGTTGGTGATGGTGACGACACCGCTCAAGACGGTTGAACCGTTTTTCTTGAGGTCAAACGTGATGCTCGTACTGGTGCCCGTGTCATAGAGCAGTGCACCGAATCCGCGAATCGTCCCGGCCTGAGATGCCACGAAGACGATCTCCTCGCGCGTGGTCGGAGTGCCACCGATCACAAATCCGAACCCGGTCCCAGGCTTGTACACATGCTGCATCTTGTCGGCGTCGATAGCTGCCGATGATGCGATTGACTCATTGACGACAACACCCGCTTCGAGGGTGAAAGTTCCGCCTGTCCAACGTGCTCCCGGCATGGGATGCTCCTTTCAAAAGATCAACACTCCGCCGCAGAGATCTCGAATCCCCAAGGCATCGTCCAAACAAAGACCCACCGATTGGCCTGGATGGTCCCGAATCGGTTCCACGCCTCAATCTGTTCGCCCGTCGCGGTCAACGTGCTCCACGAATCGCCCGAGTAAATGGCGATCTGCGTGGCCGCTCCCTTCGCTGAGGTCGCGACTGTCTTCCCGCACTGGATGTAATCCCACTGCGGAGTCTGTGCGGTGTTGCGATGCGTGCGGGTGCTGGGCTGCTGCCCTTCAATCTGACGAACCACACGGGAGATTCGACTGGCCGAATCGCGGGTGAACTTCACGCCCATTACGACAGCCCCGGCAGAACGGAGAATGACCGAGCGTAGTACACAGTGAAGTCGCGGAAGACGGCGTTGTTCGGGCCGGGATTCATCAACACATCGCCAGCACCATTGAGCAACACGGGTGACGACACTGGCCGAGGCGTCTTGCTCAGATCGGTGATGTGCTCCAGATGCGTCTTGCTCTCGTTGTTGACGGTCTTCGTGACCTTCCGACGCATCCCCTGATCGAGCACCTTAAACGGCTGCCACTTCTCGGGCCGGAATTCGAGGGTGTAGGAGAACTCATAGTAGAGATACTCCTTCTCGATCTTTAATTCCGAGACGGAGATGTCCTGCACCTTGGCGGTGTATTGCTCGACGGGGATTCCACCGACAGAGAAGCTGTTGTTGTTCACCGCGTCGGCGTAGTCCAGCAGATACGTCGGCACCGTTGCCACGTTCTTCGAGACGCTTGCGGTCCATCGGCTGCGGTCTACCTCGATTGGCGGGTCAAAGTAGTCGCCCGCACTGTTGAGGATGGCCTTGCCAGTAACGTCGCGGTCGATGGCTTGCTTGTACTGGTTCGTCCGCCACTGCACTTTCGCTGGCCGATTCAGCGGATTCTCTTCGGCCTCGCCATCCTCGATTGGGGCCGAGGAATACGACGCCTCAATAGTCCACGAACGCGGTGCCCCGGTGTCCTGACGAACGCGTACCGACCGGCAGAGATGCCCAGTCAAGAACGGGTGAGGCGAGATGTACGGCAGCGGCAACAGGCCGATATCCAGCCCGTATTGGTAGACGGTCTGCGAGGTATCGAGGTTGTTGTTGGTCACCGCCAACCATGTGAGGGAAGACGTGGAGTCACGCGGACGCTGGTACTCCAGTTCCTGCCCGGGCCGGAGCCCCATCTTGATCACAGCCATCAGGGAATCTCCACGACTTCATCGGAGTCTGCCAGTTGGCGGATCGCGTCCACCTGCTCACGCTGTAACTCGACCTGCTCCTCGGTCAGCCGGAGCATCTGCTTTTGGTCACTGTCCCGCCGCATCGCCCCGAGGATCGCAGACAATGCCTCGCCCGATCCCGCCTGCAATGCTGCAGGGCCACCCGTGTCCTTGGCGGTCTGCGTGGCTTCTTCAACGTCGCTCACGATCTCTGCCGCCTGAGTCTTGAGGCCTTGCACAGCAGGCGTTGCAGCCGCTTCAACAGCCGGGCCAATGGCGTCGCCGAACTGCTCCATCAATCCTTCTCGCAGTTCCGTTGCCCGTGCCTGAAGCTCTTGTTCAACTGCTGACGGCACGCGGGCCGCGATCTCTGGCAATGCCCCGATTGTGTTCTCTGCCCCGTCCAGCAGGGGGGTCCACGCCAATTCAAGAGCATCAGTCCCGCCGCTGGAGATGTAATCCCAGATGTCGGACATGGACCTGGCAATGTTGCTGCCCATGTTCTTGAATGCGGTGCCCACGAAGTTTACCGCAGTTTTCCACAGGTTCTGCCAATTGTTCAGGAACCAATCGAAGTACGCTGGCACCTCGACCATGAAGAATTGCTGAGTCGCTCCGGCCATCTGCCGCAACGCCAGTTCGATTTCCAACATCGCCACTTCGCCGATGGTCCCGATGTTGGCAATCGCGGTCGCTACCACCATGAACGCATCGCGCACGAACATAATCGCCGGGCCAACGTTATCGGTGAGAACAGACGTGAGCGTGGCGAACGCTCCTTGAATCGCCTCGGTGTTTCGCTGGAACATGCCCAGCACCTCGACGGCAATCGTCTGGAGCGTCGGCATCAATGCACCGCCCAGCATCTCCATGATGTCGCCGATGACGTTGCTCAAGATCGTGAACGGGTCGGCGACCGCACGAGCAGCCCCGCCAAATTCGTTTTGCAACTCTTGCAGGATGATCGCCTGAGCCCCGGCCAGGTCGCCGCTTTTCTGCAACTGCTTTATCTGCTGTTGCTGCTCTTCGCTGAACGCCACGCCGACCTTCCGCAGTGCAGTTACGCCACGAACAGGATCATTGAGAGCCTTGCCCACTTGCACGATGGAGGCGTTGAGATCTTGGCCCATCACTGCCGACAGGTCTTGAGCAGCGACAATCGCCGATTGAAACGTGTCGCCCTTGATCTGGGTGAACGTCGCGAGTAGTGCCGCCGCGTTGATGGTCGCGTCGTCCTCGAAGTTCGTGACCAACTGGAGGTCGCCCGCCATCTTGCGGATCTCTTCGCCGCTGACACCTGCTGCGCCACCAGTCGCCGCAAGTACCGCGTCGAGTTTCTTCCCTGCCTTCTCGCTCTCGCGGAACGCAGACAGCGACCCGCTCACCGCATTGGTCACAGTTCGCACGCCCGCCGCCAAGACATGGAATTGGACCATGCCACCGAAGACGCCAGCCTTGACGTTCTTGGCCTGCATCTTGTTGATCTGAGCCGCCGTCTTCTCCTGCACCGCCCTGATCTTCGCCGATGCCACGCGGGTGTCGTTGTACGACTTCGCGAAGGCGCTCCCGAGGGTACCGGTTGCCCGAGCAACTCCCGCAGTCAGTGAGCCCATCGACCGGATGATAGACGCCGAGGCACTGCCCGCGTTGCTTGCCATTGAGCCCATCGCGTTCCCAATGCCCGACGCAGCCGAGCCGACAGCCTTGCCGGTGGATTCGACGACAGACCCAACCGCAGACATGGCCGTGAAAAAGCCGGTCGCGTTCGCCGAGATGTTCGCCACCAGGTTGCCGATGACGGCCATTTATTCGGTCCTCAATCGAGACATTCCACGGGCCACCTCATCGGGACTCATCGCCTTCGCCCTGGGTGCATTCGCTGGACTCATCGCCGCCAACAGCTTGCCGGTATCCACCTTCGCCCCCATCGACGACGCAATCACAGACGCAGACACGGCCACTCGGCGATCCTCGCGGGACTCCCCGAATCCTTCGAGTTGGTGGAACGCCTGCAAGACAGTGACTTGCCGTGGTGTCAACTCGTCAAGCAACTCTTCCCACCTGGCCAACCGACGATCCGCTGCCGCAAGTCGCATGACCCACAACACCAGATCGTCGGCAGCTAGTTTTTTGCGGCCTTCTCCACCGATCCGGGGGCCGACACCTTGAGCACCGCGTCGGCAATCTCCTTGACCACATCCACCGGGATGTCGCCGATGGCGTCGTCATCAGGAGCGAACACCTGCGCGCCGGACTCATCGACAACGCAGGTCGAGACCAGGTAACGAAGACTCGATTGCTCGTTGGCCTTCGCCGCCTCGTCGAACGCGAGGGCCTCTCGGATTGTCAGCGACCGCACATAGACCGCTTCGCCGTTGATCTCGACGCGCTTGGGCACTCGCTTCAACAACGCTTTCCTACTCATCGTCGTCACCGTCTTGAGGCATCTGGTCCCAGTTAGGACCGGGCTTGTAAGTTCCGTCAGGCAGGTAGCCGAGGATGATCCCAGCATCGAACAACGGGAAGTCGTCGGGATGAATGCCCGCGTTAAGCCGAGCGTAGGCGTGCTGCGCCTTGGCGAACTCGGCAGCAGACATTGACGCCCTCTGCTTGCATTCATCATCGACTGCCTCGGCAATCCCCATGCGCACCAGCATGAACGAATCAGGCCGGTCGAGGACTGCCCCTTGTTTCCAGAATGTTACGGGCCGATTCTGGCCATTGCGCAGAATCACCCGCTCCACCGTCTGGGTCTTCTCGTCATCGGACAGGACCGCAGACGGTGAGACCTCGATGTCATCACGCAGGATTCGTGCTTGCATTAGGTAGACCAACCCGGGTCGCCAGTGACGGTGTAAGTGACGCTGCCCTTGAGTCCGTCGCCCATGTCCACAGTCGCGCCGAACTGCACGCCCGCCGATGTGAAAGACTGGTTCGTCGCCGCCGTGTCGGCGTAGATCAGCTTCATGGCATTCGTGGCAGGAGTCGCGATCAGGTCCGTGATTGCCTGATGGCCGGCCAACGCCGGGTCGTAGAACAACTCAACGGACACCTCGCCTGGGTTGCTGTAGCCGGTCGGGGCGAATGTCTTGTAGGTCGAGCCGTCGAGCGTGGTAGACTCGAAGGTCTCGGAGCCAGACCCGCTGTGCTCGATGCTCAGCAGTTGCGCGATGTCCACGAGCGAAGCACTGACGGTGTGCTGCAACTTGGTTCCCTTGCACTTGACGATGGCCAAGGGCCACCTCCTTTCATGTGTGCTGGATGCGGAAAGACAACGAACGAACGTAGTGCCGCTGGTCGCGGCCATCCCCGAGGGTCACGATGTCATCGAGCGTGCTGTCGTGGAGCACTGCGTTGATGGTGTCGCTTGCCCCGGCTGCCCCAACGTAATCACGCAAGAACACCTCGACCGCGTTACTTAATGCGATTGCCCCGGGCCGACTGGTCGCGTAACTGTCGATGTCGATCTCTGACAGACGCAGCGTGCCGCCTGTGCCGTCGAGTCTCTTGTATGGGTCGTGGCCTGTCTGCGTGATGACAATGAATGGAGGCTTGATGCCCTCCGCCGGATTGTCCAAGAACACCGCCGGGAACGACACACCGCCGACAGTCTGTGCCGGTGCCAACGTCGTGATAGACGACTGAGCCAGAAGCAGTGTGCGCAGTCCGGTTTCAATTGCCACTCTTCTTCGCCTCCTGTGCCACCGCCTTATCAATGCCTTCCTGAATCGCAATCTTGAAGACGTTCATCATCTCCGTTTGCGATCCCTTCCACCCGTTGATAACAGCGTCGGGAATCATGCGTGGCATGGCACCGAGGAATCGGTTCTTCGAGTCCGTACGATCTGCCGTCCCCAAGACAGCCCAATGGATGTTGGCCGCAGCGATGCCGACGCCCTTGTTCTTGGTCTGCCCGTCCTTCGTTGTGTATGTGTTTTTGCCCGTGCGCTGTGCCTTCCTCGTCTTCTCGGTTCGCTTCCCGACGCCGAGACCAGTCTTGGCCTGCCACACCTTTTGCTTTGACTTGGTGGCACCGACGAAGATTCCCACGAGAGGCTTCGCCCACTTCTGCATCACCGGCACCTGAGCTTTGATCCCACGACGTGAGACCCGCAACGCCTTACGCAATGCCTTCTCGATGACTCGCTGTCGCACCTTGTCATTGATGCGACCAATGGCTTTCCGCAGTGCCCTCGCGCCGCCAAGCTCCTTGGCGACTGCAAGCCCAATCGTCTGCTTGAACTTCGCGCCCGAGACTCGCTTAGCCTTGCCCCGTGCCGCAATCTGGGCCTTCGTCGGCTTCTCGCCATCGCCCCACCAGTTAGCCATCGGTCGGCACCTCGACAGCTTGGAAGCGCACCATCTCGCCGCCCTCGTCCACATCCAGCGGGGGAGAGGCAATCGACAGCACACGCGAGCCGAGACGTAGCCGCTGCTTCGGGGTGAATGCCTTGCTCTCTGGGTCCGCCCGCATCGTCACCTGGTGCGTGATGTCTGCCGCCACCTCGACGCCGCGAAAGAACTCGCGACTTCCTCGCGTGATGAGTTCGCACCATCGAGAACAGAACGTCTGCCAGTTCGCCGCCGTCGTCTCGTCGAGTTGTCCCGCTGCGTTGACAGTGCCCACGAGTCGTTGCACCTCTACGCGGTTGCTCAGCTTGCCAGCCCTCATGCGTAGTCCCCCCACTTGAGGCGACCCGCAAGAGCAGCGTAGGACAAGTCAATCTCTTTGCTGATGGTCCCGACGATGACGGTCTCGGCGTTCGCGTACCAATGCGCGGCCAACATCCTGATAGCCTGCTTCGCGTCCTCGGGCACAGCCGACGCAGCACCGTAGCCCACGACTGCGGTGAGCTCGACCGCGTTGAATCGCTCGTAGGTCGTCGGCCAGGTCTTGCCAAATGCGGGCCGGATCAACGCTGGCTCCGCGTAGATGTCGCTCTCGTACTCGGTCTGTGCGAGAGTCTGTTGTACGTTCAACGAATCGTAATAGGTGATCGACGTGATGCTCTGCACCGGTGCGACTGGCAGCACGATATACGTCGGCAGA